CCAGGCCGGGGGGGGGGGGGACGGTGTCCGCTTTTGGGTGCCCCGCCCGGGGGAAAACAGAAACACGGCCCGGGGGGGGGGGGGGGGCGCTAGAAAGAGGGGATTGCGCGCTGGTGAACGACTGGACACATTTGCCCCCCAACAGTGGATCACCCACACGAAGGACCGCAACAAGAGGGAGCAAGTAGTCAGGACCGCAGGTCCGCAGGACGCAGGCACGCGGAAGGAGCCGGTGGAACCGGAGCAGCAAGGACGCATCAATCACCCGCCGAGCAGGACGCCAAGCGGGATTTTCCAGATTCCAGAAACGAGAAAGGACACGCAGATGAGCATGGAAATCAGCACGCACAGGGCACAGACAGGACTGGCACTGGCATCGTTCGACGACGCCTTTCGCTTTGCCAAGATGGTGGCGGCATCGGAGTTTGCTCCAAAGGACTTTAAGGGCAAGCCCGAGAGCTGCATGCTGGCGATCCAGCACGGCAGCGAAGTTGGACTTTCGCCCATGCAGAGTCTGCAGAGCATCGCTGTCATCAACGGCAGGCCGACAATCTGGGGCGACGCCGCTCTCGCCCTGGTGCAGAGCAGCCCTGTCTGCGAGTACGTGAAGGAGTTCACCGAGGGCCAGGGCGACAACCTCACGGCTGTCTGCGAGGCCAAGCGACGCGGCTACCCGGCTCCGACCGTCAGCAAGTTCTCAATGGCTGACGCCAAGCGGGCCGGGCTCGCGGGCAAGAGTGGCCCGTGGAGTCAGTACCCGGAGCGGATGCTGGCCCTGCGTGCTCGTGGCTTTGCCCTGCGTAACGCCTTCGCTGACGCTCTGCGGGGCCTGATCACAGCCGAGGAGGCTCAGGACTACCCGACGCACAGCGTGGCAGAGACGCCACGCCAGCCCGTCGAGATGCGGCCCAAGTTTGACCACGAGCGAGTCGTTCCTTTAAAGACGCCCGCTCCGATCGCTCCCGAGTTCAGCCCGGTCGAGAAGGCCCGTCTTGCCGTGAGTCGAGCACTCACGCTGGAACGGTGCGACGCACTACGGAAGACGACCGCCGAGCGTCTGGCGGACGGCACGTTCACCCAGGCCGAGCACGACGAGATTGCGGGACTGCTGGTGACCAAGGCCGAGATGTTGATCGGTGCTGACGCCGAGGTGCCCGCATGAAGGAGCGGATCAACCTCGGTTGCCCGCCGACGACGCACGAGTGGAACGAGTACGAGGCCCGGCAGGAACAACTGCCCGGCTCAGACCGTCTCTTTGTGTGCTTCGGCAGAGGAACGCCGCCGGCCCTGCCGGAGCTTACGCCAGAGCAGATGGTTGGCCGGGCCGACCGTCTCGAGAAGGCGCTACGCATGTGCATGGAGGCTCTTGCACGTGAGCCGTGGGACGAGAGGTGGACGAACAGGCTGATGCAGGCTCACGACTACGGACGCAAGGTGATTTTAGAGGCGTCAACGTGGACGCAACCAGAACACAGCGGCACGCCATTGCCGCAGGACGCTGCGATCATCAGCGCCGTTGGCCGCCCAGCGGAAGGTGGCGAGTAACCACCGCAGCTGCGGCTTTTGATTTCTCACAAGAGTGACGCAGTCGCGCCCGGCGTAACCGGGCAAACACACACGAAAGGACGCGTGATGGCACTAAGGACGACACAGGACGCGATGGACGCACTGCCGCTGTTCGCAACTGCACGGCGTACCGATCCGGCAACGTCGCACGAGGCGGCAAAGACCGCACCAGTAGCAGAGCACCAGCGGCTGATCCTGGACGCTCTTGGTCAAGGCCCAGCTGGTGCGTCAGGCATTGCCTTTAGATGCGGACTGCTACCGCACCAGGTCAATCGGCGGATTCATGAGCTTGCCAAGGCTGGCAGGATCGTGGAGACGGGACGCACGGTGAGCAGTGCGAGTGGACGCGGCGAGAGAGAGTGGATGCTGGCTTAGCGAACAATTACCGGCGAGCGTCTTTTTCTATCTTGATGCTGTTGCATCTTTTCCATACATGACGCTCGCCGGTTTTTACTAGGAGTTGTGATGACGTATTTGTTTCCAGAGCTCCGCCGAGATCAAGAGGCGACGCCTCCGCAATGTAACTCTATTGCTCGCAGTTTTTGTGACCCATCGCAATACAGTGAGGTTGTCGGCATAGACTTTGGATCTAACAGCGTGCATTACTACATGGCACGGTCTAAGCAGAGTGGGAAGATGGCTTTTGGCGACCTGCTTGCGTGGCTTTTGCGACTTAATCCTAGCACTTTAGTTGTATGCGAGTCGGCCCACTTGGGTGTTCCGCAAACACAGCAGTCTCTCGCGCAGCCGTTTACTGCCGAGCAGTTGATTGGCTTAAACGTCAGGCTGCTCGAGCAAAAAGTGACACTAAAGCTCGCTCCGCATGCACACACTGGCAAGCGTATGAGGCTGTGGGTCTCTCATCACTACCCAGAACTGATGCGAACTGCCGAAAAAACAGACGCTGCCGACGCTATGTCGCTTGCTGTGTTTGTTGATCGCTGTAACGACTTATCGCTTGCAAAAGCCTACACGTCTTTTGGCAGGTCTAAGAGGCGTGATTTCGGTCGCGCCGTTACGCGATTGTCAAACAGCGTACTTAACGCAGAGCGAACATCTGACTACCGGGGGGAATGTTTTCCTATTGTTATGAAGCTGGCTCGCAAAGTGTGGCAGCGAGGTGGATTTCCTAGCCTTAAGTTTGTTGTGTCAGTTGCTTCAACTTTGTTTGGCGAGGAAGAAGGCAGACTGTTTGAGTTTACTCATTGCGGACAGCGACCAGGTGCATGGTTCTGGATGCGTCACGTTGTGCGAATGACGCCGTGGCATCACCGTGGCGGCGTTGCAAGGTCAAATATTATGTGGCACGCGTTCAAGCCTTATTTTCAAAGGCGTGCTAAACGGCTTGGCCTGAGCGTTAAGTCTGGTGGCGCTTACAAGAAGTTTGCCTTTCACAGCAACCAAGAAAAGGAGGCTCGGACTTCAGCAATGAAGTCGTATCGTCAAGTGCTGCTTCGCGCCAGAGAGATGTGCATTAGACAGGCAGCTTGCATGGGTGCTGGTGAGATGGAACTGACTGAAGTTTTGGAGGAGTCCACGCATGGCACGAGCACGTAACATCAAGCCGTCGTTTTTCAAGAACGAGTTCTTGGCCGAGTGCGACCCAATGGCTCGACTGCTGTTCGTCGGCCTGTGGACGCTCGCGGACCGTGACGGTCGGCTGGAATGCCGTCCGCTGCGGATCAAGGCCGAGCTCTTCCCTTACGACAACTGCGACATCGTGGCCATGCTGGGCCAGTTGCAGGCCCGTGGATTCGTCCTGGCCTACGAGGCTGACGGCAAGAAGATCCTTGAGATCCCGAAGTTCTGCGAGCACCAAAGGTGCCACCCGGAGGAGCGGTCGGAAGGTCTCCCAGCGTGTGAAGATGGGCAAGCCGTGATTTTTCCCGGCGAGCCGGGAAATCTCCCGGCGAATTGCGCCTCTTTCCCTCTTCCTCTTTCCTCTTATCCTATTTCCTCTCCTGCTCCGACCACGCCCGCTCCGCGTGCTAGGTCGAAGCCAGCTGATCCGCTTCGGTGGACGGAATCAGGCTGGGAAGGAATCACCGACGCTGACCATGCGGAATGGTTACAGGCTTACCCGGCGGCTGACCTTCCCGTCGAACTTGCCAAGGCCCATCAGTGGCTCAAGGCAAACCCGAAGAAGGCACGGAAATCGAACTGGCGACGCTGGCTGACCACGGTGTGGTTCAGCAAGTGCCAGGATCGTGGTGGCACCCACCGAGAGGCTGCACGACCAGCGGCACCGCCGCCGGTTGACTCTGCCAAGAAGCGGTTCTTCCGCTCTGACGCGCAGAGATCCATGACCGACTCTGAGCACGCTGCTTGGCGTCGGGATCAGCGTAGTGGTGGCATGGCCGCCGCACTTGCAGGCTCAATCAGACTCACGGAAGAGGTGACTCAGTGACAACAGAAACAGAACGCCAGCCGCTCACGGCCCGCCAGCAGGACGTGCTGAACTGGATCAGCGGCTTCATCGACACGCGCGGCTACTCGCCAACCGTCAGGGAGATCCAGCACGCCTACGGCTGGAAAACGCCTGCCGCGACGACGTGCCATTTGGTCCCGATGCGGAAGAAGGGCTACGTGACCTGGCAGGACGGCTGCTCGCGGACGCTTCGCGTGATCGGAGGTGACGCATGAGCGACGACTTCATCTACCTCGGCGCGCCGCTCGACGTTGTGCAGATGCTGATGGACCGTGCGTGGGACGACGACATCGCCGACGACGACCGGCAGCTGCTTGAGGTGGCTGCCAAGACGCTTGAGCACACGCTTGGCCGCTGCTGCAAGCTGGCGTCTGTCATCGAAAAGACGGAGGCGGGGCTGTGAACGACATCGCCCTCATCTTCGTCGGCTCAATACTCCACGCCGCGACGTTCGCGGCTGGTATCTCGGTTGGTATCCGTCTGCGAAAGGAAACGCGACATGACAGCAACGAAGGAACGAAAGACCAGAATTGGTGGCATACGCCTATCAGCACCGGCACTCAAGGAAGCTCTGGCAGCAGTGGCCAGCGCGGTCCCGGGTAAGTCGCCCAGGCCGATCTTGCAGAACGTGCTGCTCTCTGGCGGCGTGTTGAGCGGATCGGACTTGGAGATTCGAATCGACGTGGAAGTGGAGGCTGACCCATCGCTGACGGTCCTGCTGCCACGTGACCGGCTGCAGGCCATCCTCGGCTCCGTCATGGCGGACGAGATCACGCTGACGCCTGACTGCACCTCGTGCGTCATATCGGTTGGACGTGGCACGTGGACGCTACCGACCGAAGATCCGCTTGAGTATCCGACGTGGGAGCCCGTGGCACTCAGGCCGATCACCCGGATGCCAGCGGATCAGTTCGTGCGGGCCGTGCGTGGCGTTGTGTTTGCGACCGACAACGAGTCGAGCCGATACGCTCTCGGATCTGTGCTCGTAGAGGTGGCTGGCGACGTTGTCACGCTTGTGGCAACGGATGGCAGGCGGCTGGCGTCTGTCACCTGCGAGCACGACCAGGCCGTGGACGACTCGCAGACGCTGGTGCCAGCACGGGCGATGGAGATTATTGCCAGGCTCGCCGATAACGCAGGCGACGCTGGCGTGCAGCTCGAGGCCAGCGGCAAGGAGCTTGTGGCGACGATCGGCACGGCTCGGGTGACGGCTCTGCTTGTTGAGGGACGCTTCCCACGGTGGCGTGACGTTCTGCCAAAGCGAGAAACCAAGGCCACGGTGGTGAGCCGGGCCGATCTGCTTTCGGCTACCCGTGCGGCTGCCATCTGCACCAGCGAGGAAAGCCGAGGCGTGGAGTACGGCTTCGCTGACGGCATCTGGCTGCACGGCAAGAGCGGCGAGAAGGGCGAGAGCAGCATCACCTGCGACGTAGTGGAATCCGGGAAGAAGTGCAACGTGAAACTTGACCCGGCTTTTGTCTCCGAGTGGCTGCGAGGCATCTCTGGCGACGCGGAGCCGAATGTCGAGATCGAGGCCGTGGACGATCAGTCTGCCGTCGTGCTTCGTTGTGGGGATAACACGGGCGTGATCATGCCGTTGGCAAAGGACTGAGATGCCGAAGCGAGGAAGTAGCGTCTACAGCATCACGTTTCTGAAGCGGCTCTGGGCGGACGGCAAGACTCATATTGAGATTGCCGCCGCCTTGGGCTGCTCAGAGATGTACGTATCACAGCTGCGTGAGCGTCACAAGCTGCCGAGGCGTAGACAGGTGCGACACGGGCCGCAGGAGTTTGATCCGACGCCTGAGCAGATTGCCGAGCGTGCAGCGGAATGCAGGGCACGTAGGCCAGATCCTGCAACGCCGAAGCAGGAGCGAGTGTCAGTGCCACGGTACACTTGGACGGGGAAGGTCTTTCAAGGAATCGTGTAATGCCCGACTCACATGCAAAAAACAGCGAAAAACATGGCGTTGCCGATACGATCCGTCTCACCGACGCGGAGCGGGAGGCAATTGAGACTGCGATTGCAACGCTCGACGCATTTCGTTACCCGACGCTGCCCGCCGCAGCCGACACGCTCCGCAACCTACTGGAGAGGATGAAATGAGTGACAAGGCTGCAATCGAAACAATGACAAACCAAGAGCGATTCAACTCTGCCGTCATTGGCTGGATAAATGAGGCCACCGAGGCGTTTAGCCGGTGCGGCGACAGAATACCACTGGAGAGCATGCACGAAATCGAGTCGTGCAGGGTTAACTGCTCGCAGGCATTTAGCGCAATGATGTGTAACTCGCCAGCCCCAAAGCCGCACACGTCGGTTCTGTCCTCACGCGATGTCGTTGAATACTATCCGTCATCCGAGATCGCCAGCCTGCGTCTCACCGACGTTGAGCGGGAGGCGATTCTGAACGCGGCACGCGCCTACGAACTTGACTCCGACGAAGAGGAGTGTGTCGCCATCGCCGACACCCTCCGCAACCTACTGGAGAGACTGAAATGACGTTTCATCTGACACTTGAACCGTCGAATCCGTGGTGGGGTCCGTTTATTATTGTCCCGCCGCTTCTTGTGATCCTCTGGCTCTATCAATCGTGGAGGGGTTTTTAATGAGCGTCGATTGGACCAGACAAATCTCGGAAGACCGTGATCGGCACCATATTCCTGACGCCGGGAAAATGGCTGAAAACACCGTGTTTCCGCTCCACCGCTCGCCCACCCTCACCGAATCAGAGCGGGAGGCGATTGAGCAAGCGATTGACGCTGCGAACGATATGGTTCAGGCCGAGCCCTGGACGGCCGCCACCCTCCGCAAACTTCTGGAGAGACTGAAATGAGAGAACACTGGCTGGAGCACGCGCACGGTCGGATTGTCGCCGGGGACGACGAGCTAGACGTGCTGGCAGATTACGGTTGGCTGCAGATCACAGCCGATGAGCGTGAGGCGATCAGCGAGGTTATTGACTGTCTAACCGAGACTGGCACCGCTCTCGCCAATGCGACGACCACGCGGAATACGCTCGCCGACCTGCTGGCCCGTCTCGCTTGACGCCTCGCCTACCGTGATGTCATCGGACGCAGGTGCGTCCATGACTTCGAAGGAGCGAACGCATGCGAAGGATTGTTGTGGCTCTCGCGTTTCTCGTAATGTCCCCCGCCGGCATCATTTTTGGCCAGGACGTGATCATCAACGCCAGGCGGGTAAATATTTCCTCGGCCCAGCAGGACGCTGAGACGATGGCGAGGACTGGCGTGCTGCGTCATTGCGGCACAGCTGGTGGACGAAGGGAAGGAATCGGCTACTCGTCGTCGTCTCCCGAAGCAGCAGAGCGTGCGTGTTGTTTCTACAATGACGCTATGCGTGGACGATACCGCATCGTGGAGCGTGGCGTGGCTCGAGGTCCGCGTGGATGGTATGCGGTGCTGCGTTACGAATGAAAACGGACTGGATCACCGTCGAGTTCTTAGGCGGCCCACTGGACGGCGCTTTACGGCCCGTCCAAGTGGGCGTCGCCGTTTACTATCTGGCCAACGGTGCAGTGATCCACGCCTATGCGGCGGATGAGATCTGGGACGGCAGCCGAATGCGTCAGGTGATGCGGCACTTTGAGATCATCCACTTCTCAAGCTGGAACGCTTGACGCTGCTGCGATGCTTGGTGCATGAAGCCGATCACGTTTTCTGTCGCAGGCGATCCGGTGCCACAGCCACGAGCTCGCATCACGACTCGCGGAAAGTTTGCGCATGCGTATACGCCGAAGAAGCATCCGATAAACGATTACAGAGACGCAATATCGCAGGCTGCGATAGCCGCAATGGGTGACGAAGATCCGACGAGCGAATGCGTGAGCGTTGTGATTGACGCTGTGTTTGCACGACCGAAGTCGCACATGACTAAGCGTGGCGTGAAAGCGACAGCGCCGAAACTTCCACGACCGGACTGCGACAACATCGCAAAAGGCGTGCTTGATTCGTTGGCGTTGATTGTGTGGCTTGACGACACGCAAGTGCAGCGGCTTGTGGTTGAGAAAAGCTACGGAGATGAGGCAAGGACGACTGTGAGGGTGCAGTGACGAAAGCAACTGACAAGGAGGTCACGGTGAGTCTTGAGCCAGCTTTCTTGCTCTCAAACGAAGTACTTGGTGGCATTTGCAGGAAACGAGCTGCCACAAACAACTCGCAGGCCGCAACGCTTCGCCAAGAGGCTCGGGTAACGTCGCAGGAGCTGGCCGACCTTTACTACGCCCAGGGTGGAAGATGTGCAATATCTGGCGTTCCGTTGCAGCATTTCCCACTCAACCCAACGCACCCGCTTCAGATCACGCTTGACCACATAGACAAAGTTAATCGAAGGTCGTCTCTCAACGCGATGATCAATGGAACTTTCAATGGCTGTGCGCCATTGGCTGACAAATCCAATCTTCAGTGGGTGTGCAGAGAAATGAACGTCATGAAAGAGAAGTTTCATGAGGCGAATGTAGACATGCAGCAGTTTGCTGTGAGCTTCGGACAGCAGGCCGAGAATGGCTTCCCAATTCGATCAAGCGATTGCGGCATGCGACCTCAACAAGACAGAAAGACGCGAAGAATTACAAAGCTGAAACACCTTTTTGAAACACACGGTCACGGCCTTTCTGCCAGAGAGGTTGCCATTGTGTTTGCTGGAACTGACATGGAAGTGCATCACGCCACAATCGCCTTGGAATTAAAAGGGCTTGGATGGCAAGGAAGGCACGCGGTCACGATTGAAAGGCTGAAAATTATCAGAGCAGTCTGCGGAAGGAGCGATCCGTTCGATACCGCAACGGAGGCGTGGCGGCATTGCCAAGAAGAACTGATGAAAGTCGATGGACTGGAAATGACTTTCATGGGCTGGCGTGGATTTGTTAGGCAGCACGGCGTTTCTGTCCGGCTTGCAAGAGTAGACGAGAGGCAGGTGTCATCTGGCGATCTGGCGATGGCTGCCCAAATCGTTAGCCAGCATGGCGATCAAGGGCTTTCTCAAGAAATGCTTCTTGTGATGCTGCAAAACAAAAGATTGCCTGCGTCTGTAGCAGCGAGGTGCATTCAAAGCCTCAAAGAGATTGGCCGGATTTACCAAGACGACACACAGGGCACTCTTGTGGGGTCGCTTACAAGGCAGGAAGCGTCAGAGGTTATTGGCGTGGTTGTCAACAGGTTAAAGAAGTTTGCGACTAAGAAATGGCGCACAAAACTCATTGACCTTCCGTTTTTCAAGAAGTCTGAAAAAGGCGTGACCTATTACAGACGGGATGACGTTGCGGCATTCAAGGAAAAACGCGGACGTCATCCGCTCGACGCGTGCGCTTCCGGCCAACGACAAGCCTGCGTAGAAGGCGGAAAACTCGGCGGAAGGCCGCTTTTTGCTGATGTTGTGTAAGCGTCATAGCCTGCCATATTCCCGCCATTGTGGCGGGTCCTTCCTGGCCTTTTCAACGGAAGCCTCATACGCGAGCTTGCCATAAATACAGCCTCCTGAATGAACGCCCGCAGCCCAAATAAAACAGACGCAGCCAAACGCAGCTACGAGCGGCAGAAGGCTCAGGGCGGGCAGTGGTCGCGGAATATCTCTGCAGCTGGCCGCGACATCGGTAGCGTTCCGCCGGTCAAAGACGCCAAACGACGCGACGCCTGCCGGTCGTCCTTCCGCCATTTCTGCGAGGTCTACGGGTCGGAGTCGTTTCCGCTGGCGTGGTCTCCTGACCACCTGACGGCCATTGCCAAGATTGAGGCTGCTGTGCTTCGTGGCGAGCTCTTCGCCTTCGCCATGCCGCGTGGCTCTGGCAAGTCCACTCTGTCGATCTGGGCGTGCTTGTGGTCAATGCTCTACGGACATCGGTCGTTCGTCATGTTGATCGGCTCCGACCAGGCCATCGCCTGCCAGATGCTTGACACGCTCAAGAGCCACCTGGAGCAGAACGACCTGCTGGCCGAGGACTTCCCGGCGGCGTGTTATCCGGTGCGGGCACTGGAAGGCATCACGGCTCGCGTGCGTGGCCAGACGTGCGAAGGCGAGCCGACGCACATGGGCTGGACTGCGGACAAGGTGACGCTTCCCTGGATCGCTGGTGCGGTGTCTGCTGGTGCGGCTGTGCGTGTCGCTGGCATTACGGGCCGCATCCGAGGCGTGAGCCATACCAGGCCGGACGGCAAAACCATCCGCCCGAATCTCTGCCTCATTGACGACCCGCAGACAGACGAGTCGTCGGCGTCTCCGTCGCAGGTGGCGACACGTGAACGGATTCTCTCAGGTGCGATCCTCGGGCTGGCCGGGCCGGGCGCGAAGATTGCCGGGCTAGCAACTATCACGGTGATCCGGCCTGACGACCTGGCTGACCGGCTGCTGGACAGGATGCGGCATCCGTCGTGGCAGGGCGAGCGGACAAAGCTCGTCTACGAGTGGCCGACTGCCGATGAGCTCTGGGGCCAGTACGCCGAGATCCGCCGCGAGGGCCAGCGGAGCGGTGAAGGCACCGTGGCCGCCGATGCGTTCTACAAGAAAAACAAGAAGGAGATGGACGCCGGGTCTCGGGTCGCGTGGCCAGAGCGAAAGCACGACGACGAGCTTACGGCGATACAGCATGCGTGGAATCTGCGGATTGACCGTGGCGAGTCAGCCTTCATGGCTGAATATCAGAATCAGCCGCTCGCGGACGACATTGCCAGTGACAAGCTAGACAAGCGGTCGCTTGCCGCTCGGGCTCTGACGCTTCCTCGAGGAACGGTTCCGCTCGCACATCAGACGCTGACAGCATTCATCGACGTTCAGGACAAACTTCTCTACTGGCTCGTCGCCTCGTGGGGCGAGTCATTCGGTGGTCACGTCGTGGCCTACGGCACATTTCCAGACCAAGCCAGCACGTTCTTTGAAGCGAAGAACGCCAAGAAGACGCTGGCGCTCGCGTCCAAGGGTGCAGGATTTGAGGGTGCTCTCTCTGCTGGCCTTGAGTCGTTGACGCAGATCCTGCTCGGCAAGGACTGGTTACGCGAGGACAGCGTCCCTATGCGAGTGCGTCAGGTGCTCATCGACGCCAATTGGGGGCAGTCAACCGAGGTGGTGCGGACGTTCTGCCGGCGGTCCACGTTCAGTGGATCTCTGCTGCCAACTCACGGCAAAGGTATCGGTGCCTCGGGCGGGAGCCTAACCGAGAAGAAGGGACGCGGCGAGCGGATTGGGCTCAACTGGGTGATGCGTCAGACAGCCACCAATCAACGCTACGGCGTCTACGAGACCAACTTTTGGAAGACGTTCGCGGCGGCTCGGCTCCGGCTGGCGATGGGCGATCCCGAGGCGATCACGCTCCATGCTGGTGATCACGACATGCTCGTGGAGCATCTGACGAGCGAATACCCGGTTCGCACCGAGGCGCGTGGACGAGTCGTTGACGAGTGGAAGCTAGACAACAGGCGAGAGAATCACTGGTGGGACTGTCTTGTGGGCTCTGCAGTCGCGGCGTCGATTGCAGGCGTGCATCCGGTGGCGACAGAGGCGGGCGGGCGGCAGCGTAAGAAAGTGACAATCCCGAGCGGACCGGGCGGAAAACGAGTCATCCAACTCAAGCGACTGAAATGAACCAGATCACCCTGACCACAGTGGACGGACTTGACCCTCGTGACATGGTGGCGATCACGACCAGGCTGACCAAGCCAGAGTCGGAGTTTCAGCAGGAAGTTGCTGGCGTGCTGGCTGGTGAGTTGAGCAGCTGCACGCCGCTGGCGGTCTGGCATTGTGATGGCTCAATGGTCGCGTGGTCGTGCTCTCACGTCTGGCGTGGGATGCAGACTCTTGAGCAGTTCGTTGACGACCGCCACCGCAACACTGGCAAGGCGACGGCGCTCACTGCGTGCCTTGTATCTGCGGGCGTGATTGATGCTGGCAAGGTGCTTGCAGTGTTCTCGCCATTCACGGCAGACATTGCACGTAAGCGTGGCTGTGCCGAAGTCGTTCTCTTCGAGCGACGCGGCGATGACTGGGCGGAAGTCTGACGGCATACCCGGTCTGATTCCGTAGCGTTCTGCCGTAGCGTCACGCTCTATGAGCGACCAACTACGCGACAAGATCGCCGAGACAGCATCTGGCCCAAAGCGTGTCCGCACGGACGCGGGAGAGGTCGAGGCTCAGGATGTTGCCTCAATCATTGAGGCAGACAAGTACCTGTCTGCAAAGGCCGCTGTGCAGTCAAAGACTCGCGGCCTGCGGTTCAACAAGCTGCTCCCTCCAGGGACATTCTGATGGGCCTGTTCTCAAACTGGTTCGGGCGAGCCCAGCCGACTAGGCAGATGCCTACGTCGTCAAAGTTTGTGCGCGCACGGTTTGACGCAGCTGAAAGCCAAGACGATCGGAGGCACTGGGCCAACGCCGACTGGTTCTCGCTTGACGGTGCGTTAACGCCGGTCGTTCGGCGGACGATGCGGAACCGTGCTCGGTATGAGCGGAACAACAACTCTTACCTCGCCGGCATCTGCGAGACGCTCGCCACCGACCTCGTCGGCACCGGGCCTCGACTGCAGCTCAACACGGGCGACCAAGACGCGGACCGGATCGTTGAGCAAGCTTTCTTTGACTGGTCGTGGCACGTCAACCTGGCTGAGAAGCTGCGGACGATGCGTCAGTCAAAGCTGATCGACGGCGAGTCATTCGCCATGTATTTCACAAATCCTCGACTGGATGGCGTGCAGCTCGACATCCGGCTCATTGAGGCCGAGCAGGTCGCAACGCCGGTCGGTCTCTACATTCCAGACACGACGCCGGAAGGGTCCATTGTTGACGGTCTTGAGTTTGACGATGTCGGCAACGTCATCGCCTACAAAGTTCTCAAGTACCACCCCGGCTCCAACTGGCAGGTGAGTAACTTTGAGTTCAACCGCATTCCGGCGGAGCTAGTTGTTCATTGGTTCTCTCGGCAGCGTCCGGCGCAGCATCGTGGCGTGTCGGAAGTTGCTCCGGCCATCCGGCTCTTCGCCCAGCTGCGTCGCTACACGGATGCCGTGCTTGCGGCTGCTGAGACTGCTGCGGACTTCGCAGCGTTCCTGCATTCCAACTCGCCTGCCGCTGAGGTGGACGACGTTGATGCTTTTGCAGAGATGCCCATTGAGAAGCGGACGATGGTCACGCTTCCAGAGGGCTGGAACGTCTCGCAGCTAAAGGCCGAGCAGCCGACTAGCACATACGCAATGTTCAAGCGTGAGATCCTCAACGAGATCGCGCGTTGTCTACAGATTCCATACAACATCGCCGCGCTGGATTCGTCGTCTTACAACTACGCCTCTGGGCGGATGGATCACCAGATCTATACGTCGAATCAGCGAGTCCTGCGTGACGAGCTCGAGCGGCAAATGCTTGACCGCACTCTCCGCATGTGGCTTGACGAGGCCGTGCCGCTTGGACTTGTGCCGAGCGGACTTCCACCGATTAGCGAGTGGAACTGGGTCTGGGTCTGGGACGGCAAAGAGCACGTTGACCCGTCCAAGGAAGCCAACGCTGCAGAGACCCGACTGCGGACTCACACGACCACCCTGGCTCACGAGTACGCCAAGCAGGGAAAGAACTGGGAAGCCGAGCTTCGCCAGCGTGCTGCAGAAATTTCGCTGATGAACGAGCTCGGTCTGTTTATCGACCTCGAGCCGGATGGCAACCACCCAGGCGCAACACCAGAGGGCGCAGACTAATGAACAAGATCAACCTAGAGACGCCCGTTGAGTTTGTGTCTGCGGCTGCTGCCGATGGCATGGCTGCAAGCCCGCGCAAGTTCTCGATTGAGGCATATACAGGCGCGGCAATTCGTCAGGGCTGGTCTGCCGAGCCGATCGTCATTGACCTGGCTGGAATGAAGTTCAACCAGCGCATTCCGATCGTAATGGGCCATGACTACACGATGGCATCCATCCTCGGGCAGGCCACCAGCGTGCGTGCCGAGAACGGTCGCCTGTACGTCGAAGGCGAGATCCTCGCAGAGTCTGAGCTTGCCCGGCAGGTGACTGCCTTGGCTGAGAAGGGATTTGCGTGGCAGGCGTCGGTTGGTGCCGACGTGATGCGGCACCAAAAAGTCGCAGCCGGCGAATCCGTAACCGTCAACGGACAGACCTTCATGGGTCCAGTCCGAATCGTAAAAGCCTCCAAGTTGCGGGAGGTTTCCTTTGTGACCTTGGGTGCCGATGACGCAACGTCGGCCCGCATCGCTGCCGAAGAGGCAGAGGAGCTACTCATGGCGGAATCCGCCAACGAAACGCCCGCCGAGGTCACTGAGACCAAGGTGGAAGCCACGGCGAATGTCGTCGTGGAGCCCAAGGTCGAAGCCAGCGCGGACGTGTCCGCGTTTGAGGCCAAGATCGAAGCCATGCAAAAGGAAATGGACAACATGAAGCAGGTCATTGCCACCCGCGAAAGCCGCGCTCCGGCTGTTCACGTGGTCGAGGAAGTGAAGAACGACAAGGTGATTGAGGCGGCGCTGTGCCTCCAGGGCGGTCTGCCGAATGCCGACAAGGCGTTTGACGCTCGCACGCTGGAAGCCGCCGACAAGCTAAAGCGGACGACCAGCATCGGCGAGGTGCTGATTGAGGCCGCTCGTGCCAACGGCTACACCGGCAGCAGCCGAATCTCCGCTGGCAACGCCGAGCCGGTCATCAAGGCTGCGTTTGCGACCCACGACATCAGCAACCTGCTGTCGGCGCTTGTGAACAAGTTCCTCTTGAACGGTTTCAACGCCGTCGAGTCGTCGTGGCAGGAAGTCTCTGCGATCCGGTCGGTAAACGACTTTAAAGCTATTAACCTGCTGCGTCTCAACGGAGACATGAAGTTCCGCAAGATCGGCAACGCCGGCGAGCTGAAAGTGGCTCAGGCTTCCGACACCAGGCGGTCTGTGGCTGCTGACACCTACGGCATCAGCACCCAGCTGACCCGTCAGGACATGATCAACGACGACCTCAACGCGTTGTCGCAGATTCCGCAGCGCATGGGTCGTGGTGCGGCCCTTGCGATGAACGAGGCGATCTGGTCGGAGTTCCAGTCGAGCAACGACAGCTACTACCAGAAGGCCACC